GGACGAGCGCGGTCTCTTGATCGCCGCCCGTCCGCGCCGTCTCATTGTTCCGTCGCAGTTGATGTTCGTTGCCGAGCGCCTCATGGAGACCACTCTCCGCACGGCGACTGCCGATAACGACATCAACGCGATCCGTAACATGGGCGCGATCCCGGAAGGCTATGCGGTCAACCACTACTTGACCGACACGAACGCCTTCTTCCTCATCACTGACGTTCCGAACGGAATGAAGCACTTTGTGCGTACTCCGCTCTCGACCGGCATGGATGGCGACTTTGACACCGGCAACGTCCGGTACAAGGCTCGCGAGCGTTACTCGTTTGGTGTCAGCGATCCGCTGGGCATCTACGGTTCGCCGGGTTCGACCTGATAGCCCAAAAGGCAGAGAAGGGGGGACTTCGGTCCCCCTTTCTTTTAAACATAAAATGGCAAGATCAATATCTTTTGGTGTTATGTATGCCATACAAAATAGACATCTGTGGGATATACAAGATAGTCAATAAGGTGACTGGGCAATGTTACGTTGGGCAGTCGCAACGCATCAGAAAGCGTTTAAAAGAGCATTTCAGATTGCTTAGGTGGAACAAGCATACAAATCCGCATCTGCAAAATTCTTACAATAAATATGGTGCTGAGGCTTTTTACGGCTCTGTTGAGGTTGAATGTAACGATCTTGAAGAGTTAGATCGGCTAGAGAATTCTTTTCTGCAAGGCGAGGCTTGGTTTGAAGAGCCTACGGTTTACAACATTGCCGACTTTTCTAAGGCTCCAATGCGTGGGAAAGAGCATTCAGAAGAAGTTCGTGAACGCATCCGATTAGGCAGAAGGGCTGCTACGTTTGATTATCAGAGTCCTGAATACCGGGCGGCTCTTTCCAAAGCGCACATGGCACGGAATTACGCGGACCCAAAATTCATGGCTAAGGTGAAATTTATTGTAGAGAATCCAGAACTAACGTATGCTGAACGCGCAAGAAGACTTGGGTCTGATACGAGTTCAGTGCGTAGACTAGCGTTGAAGTATCAGCATCTTATAGGAGTTTTGTAATGGCTAACACGCGATTTTCCGGTCCGGTTGAGTCGGACAATGGCTTCATTGGTGATGTGTCCGCGACCGTCATCAAGGCCGCTTCAGGCACCGTCACGAACCTTCTCTGCACCAGCCTCACGGTTGGCAGCACCAAGTTTGCTGTGGCAGTGAATGCGGCTTCCGGTTTGGTGTCCGCTCAGACGGGCTACATTCAGGTTCTCGTCGGCGCGACCACGGCCTACATCGCCCTCTACAAGAGCGTCACCGTTTAATCAACCGGGGTTTAGCCCCTAAAACGGAGGATTCTCTATGGCTCAGTATGATGTTTGGGCGGTAAACCCGACCAGCGACGATGACTATTTTCGCGCCTCTGCGACCATCGCGGCTTCAGGAAGCATTGCCCTTCTGAAGAGCAGCGTCGGTCAGTACGGTACCGGCTATAAGGTTTCCATCACCTCCAACGGAGCGGATGCCGATAAGACCTTCACCATCACGGGTGTCAAGGTTGGGGCGGAAGGCTACGACGGAATCGTGACCGAAACGGTAACGGGACCCAGCGCATCGGTGGTCTATTCGACCAACTACTACACCAGCGTCAACAGCATCTCTATCGATGCAGCGTCGGCGGGTGGAGTCAAGATTGGCTACGGTGGAGATCTGGCGTTCCCCCGAACGCGGATCAAGCAGGTGCTGTATGTGGCCTCTTCAGTAGAGGGCAGCATCACCTTCACCGCTCAGCCGAACAACACGGTGATTCTGAAACTCTTCACCCCGGCTGATAGCACGGCTAACGATGCCATGGTTCCGCCGGAAGGAGTTCTCACGACCAAGAGCAATTCGGGTCGTGGTGATATCGCCGTGATGACCGTGGATCAGGTGTCGAAAGTCACGGAGATCTGCGGCTAGGAGTTCTCATGGCGAAGAAAGACCCAAGACTGGAACGTGCTGGTGTCTCTGGGTTCAATAAGCCCAAAAGGACTCCTAGTCATCCGACCAAGTCGCATGTCGTAGTTGCCAAGTCCGGAGAGCAGGTTAAGACCATCCGCTTCGGACAACAGGGCGTTTCAGGTTCCCCCCGAAAGGCTGGGGAATCTGAGTCCTATCGCAACCGCCGTGAGTCTTTTAAAGCCCGTCATGCCAAGAATATCTCCAAGGGCAAGATGTCTGCTGCCTACTGGGCAGACAAAGTGAAATGGTGATTCATGGCAAAAGCAAAGGCAAAGAGCAAGGTAAACGCGGCGGGTAACTACACGAAACCCGAACTTCGCAAGCGCCTGTTTAACCAGATCAAAGCCTCATCCACCCACGGAACCAAGCCGGGTCAGTGGAGTGCGAGGAAGGCTCAGTTACTGGCTAAGAAGTACAAAGAGTCTGGCGGGGGATACAAATGAAAGGCGTTCCCCATTACACGAAAGATGGCAAAGAGTGGAAAGGCTCTACTCACAAAATGCCTGACGGTAAGTTGCACACTAACAAAGCGCATACCAAGACCAGCCAGAAACTGTATCACTTGAAGGAACTTCCCAAGTCCGTACAGAAAAAGGTTTCGAAGTAATGGCCCTGAAAAAACCACAAACTTCTTTGAAGGCTTGGGGAAATCAAAATTGGAGAACCAAAAGTGGAAAACCCTCTAGTCAAACTGGTGAAAGATATTTACCAGAGGCTGCGATCAAGGCTCTCTCGCCTGCGGAGTATGCCCGTACCACCGCCGCCAAACGTCAAGGTAAAGCCCAAGGCAAACAGTTTGTCGCGCAGCCTAAAAGCATCGCGCAGAAAGTAAGACCGTTTAGACAACGAGGTAAGTGAGATGGCAATGTCACGCGCCAATATGTCCCAGCAGATTTCCAAGCCCGGTGGCCTTGCCAAGGTGGGTAAGGTGATGCGGGAGTTCAAAGAAGGAACCCTGCATTCTGGCAAGAAAGGTCCTGTGGTGAAGAACCGCAAGCAGGCCGTTGCCATTGCGCTCTCTGAGGCTGGCATGAGCAAGCCCAAGAAGAAGATGGCAATGGGCGGCGGCATTGATGGCTGCGCTGTGCGCGGCAGAACAAGGGGCTAACATGAAACCATTACCGAAAGGACCTCAGGGTCCGCGTCGATCACCGCAGCAGGCGGCATCTGCCCGTAGGGAGGCTGAACTTATTCAGCAGGCCAAGGACGAGGAGATGACCCGCAAGATGCAGGAAGCCTACAAAAAGGCGCAGTCTCAGCCGCTCAAGAAGGGTGGCATGACCAAAGGCATCGATGGATGTGCGATGCGTGGGAGGACACGAGCATGAAAAAGAAGCGTTACGAGGAAGGCGGCGAGATTGAAGTCGAGCGTTCCAGTGGAGTGGAAGAGGTTCTTGGAACCCTTTCTCCGCTTTATGGCATGGCAACGGGCAAGGGCATGTTCGGCAAGAACGACCTTGGCATCCTTCCGGCCATGGCTCGTCGCATGCGCCGTAAGGAAATGGAAAGCAGCGAAAGCCCGGTCAAGGTCTCTATCGAAGTGGAAGAAAGTGATATGGAAGGACCAAAGATGATGCGTAAAGGCGGCATGTCGTACGCTGAGGGCGGAAGCCTGAAGATGGTCGATAAGGGTGGCGAGAAGGTCCCCTTCTTCGCTGCGGATGGCAAAGGCAAGATGAAGGCCGGTGGCATGTCCTACGCCAAAGGCGGCATGACCAAGGGTGGCCGTGATGGCTGTGCGATTCGCGGTAAGACCAAGGGCCGGATGGTCTAATGGCTACTAGCGGTACGTCAACGTTCAACCCTGAGTTTCGGGAACTCGTCGAAGAGGCTTTCGAACGGGCGGGTTTGGAGTTGCGTACCGGTTACGATCTCCAGACTGCGCGGCGTTCCATGAACTTCATGGCGCTGGAATGGCAGAACCGGGGGATCAACCTTTGGACGGTGGAACAGGGTTCTCAGGTACTGACTCCCGGAACCTATACCTACACCATGCCAGCGGACACCATCGACCTACTGGAACATCAGTTGCGTACGGATGCGGGTAGCACCTCCGGTCAAACGGACTACACCCTCTCGCGTATCTCTGTGTCGGACTACGCCCAGTTGAG